CTATCCAAGCAAAGCGCGAGAAAGTACGTGGGAGAGCTCATGGACGCGGGCCTCGTCATCCAGTCCGGGAAACGTCCCCTGAAAATACGGGCATCGGAATCGTTGAAGGACATCCTTGAGGCCGGAATGGGCGAGGACACCGGAGAGCATGGCGGCAAAACCCAACAAGAAGAAACAGAAACCGTCCACGAGGATGATTCTGTATAAGCCAGTTATCCGGAAATACCGGATAACTCAGCTATCCGGAATTTCCGGACGGTTCAGCTATTCGGAATTTCCGAATAGCTGAACCAAGGAAGAATATTCGGCAGTTCACCCGTCAAATATTATTTGACAACCTCAACCCGCAAGCATCCACTACAAGTTCAAAACCGTTGGAAACACTGAATTCCATTCATTTTGTACACCACTACAAAATGACTGACCTCACTGGAAGGAACCATGGAGAGGACGGACAAGGGTGAACATCCTCGTGGACCCGGAGCGTTATCTGGTGGTGTTGGAACCGCATCCAGAGAAGCCCCGGCCATACTGCATGCTCGTCACCGCTTACTATCTAGATCAGGAACGCAGCTACAGAAAACAGCTGCGCCGCTACGAGCAGGCCAAGAATCGTGGAGACAAAATACAGTAGAAAGAAACAAGGGCCGCCGCAGCGACCCAGGAAACTCCTTCTGCAACTAGGTAGATGAGCTACTTCTTTTTTGCACACGACACTCCAGAAGTCAAATCAAACATCACAAGCTAAAAAACAGAAATAATCGGAGACCGGCCACAGGAGCAAAGGAATTCTCGACCCAAAGTCTTACTCCCCATTCGGGAACCCAGCCGTAATCCACAAAGCCGACCTCCTCCCACAAGTTAAGTCCGCGAGCGCCGGGACTGTCAATGTCGGTGTGTCCATACGGGCACGGAAAGGTCGCATCATGAACCGCGATGCAGGCATCATCGACGCGGTGAGGCGAACGGAGACTGTCTCTTTTCCGCCGCTGTCGCCACGAATGAGTTATGGGCGGATGCGAATGGCGTTGTACGACGTGGCTCCGGAGCTTAACGTGTCCAGCGCGCTCCTTCCCGGTATATTGGACGGAATCTACTGCCTGGAGACGAACACGATCCTCATCGACCGGCGCATCACCTACACGCGCAAACGTTGCACGCTCGTGCACGAGCTCGTCCACTGGAGGCACGGCGACGACACCACAAGCGGCTGCATGGGCGGCAAGATGGAACGCCGCTGCCGAAGGGAGACCGCCATACTGCTCATCGACCCGGCGGAATACGCTTTGGCGGAACGAATGTACGATGGCGACCCCTACCAGATGGCCGCCGAACTCAACGTCACTGTCCAAATCATCGAAGACTACAGGGCGCTGCTCTATGAGCACGTGAGATGAAGATGGAGCATACCTATGGCACGAGTGTTCATCGTTGACCGTTGGCTCAAAAACGACGAGAACGGCAATCCGCCGACTGCTGCGATGAAGCGCAGTCTCGCCAACGCCAAAGACCCCATGAAGGCCAAGGTGCCCGCCGAACACCGCAGCAGCACCTACGGAAAGTACGACCGCTGGCGATGCCGCTGGTACGCCGAGGCACAGGGCGTGAAGACCGAGAAGTCCAAAACGTTCCGGCTCCTGTCGGACGCGGAGGAGTTCAAAGCCGCCATGGAGGACGACATCAGGCGCGGCCGCTACCACGACCCCAAGCTCGCGCAGAAGCCATTCCGTCGGGTCGCCGAGGAGTGGACGGCAACGAAAGCCGACATCAAACCCGGCACCCTGCGCCGCTACAAGCGAGAACTTAGAATCTACATCAACCCCCAATGGGGCGACACCCCCATAGGGGACATCAAGACGGAAGCGATACAGAAATGGGTGAACCAACTGTCGGAGGGCGGCTATCCGGCCGACAGAAAACGCGGAACGGAAAACACTCGCGCGTTGAAGCCACGGTCGATCCGCAACATCGTGCGCGTGGTCATGGGCGGTGTGCTCGGCCATGCTCTGAAACAGGGATATATCACCGCGAATCCCATGCAGTCCGTCGCCACTCCACGCGTCGTCGACGATGACGACGACATGGTATTTCTCTCGATTCCCGAGGTGGAGGATCTGGCCATCGAGGCCGGCAGAGTAAAGAACGACCCGCAGGACACGCTCATCGTTCGATGGCAGGCCTACGTCGGGCCGCGCATCGGCGAGACCTTCGCTCTGCAGGTCAAGGACATGGACTTTCCCCGTCGGCGAGCGCGCATCCGCCGCACCTGGGCGGAGGATAAGGACGGGAAGATGATTCTCGGTTCCCCGAAAAACGGGAAGGCGCGTTGGGTGGCGTTCCCTGAATTTCTTGTGGCTGGTTTGGAACGTCAGTGCGATGGGCGTGATCCTGATGATTATGTGTTCCGTGCGGCCCGTGGCGGCAATCTGTGGGTCAACACGTGGAGGTCGCGCATTTGGAGTCCGGCCGTCAGGCGTGCGGGTATGGAGGATTCCGGCGTGCGCATCCACGACCTGCGCCACACGTATGCGAGCATCGCGATTGCCAACGGCTGCGACGTGAAGACGTTGCAGTCCCAGTTGGGGCATTCGAGCGCTATGGTCACGCTTGACACGTATGCGCGGTTGTGGCCGGAGAAGCTGGATGAGGTGGCCGATGCTGTGGGCCGTGCCAGGGCGGAGGAACTGGACGAGGCGGCGTAGGTTCTGCGGTCATCGGATAAAATCGGATAAATCGGTTGAACCGGATAAAAGGAAAAACCCCGGAATCGTTGAGATTCCGGGGTTTTTGGTCGGGCTAGCCGGATTTGAACCGGCGACATCCTGTTGTATTCGACCTGTTTTCGTCTTTCTCCATCAAATTCTGTAAGACCTAAAACGGTTGGAATTTCAACGTTTTGTGCCTATGTAGTTCATTCGTTGAGTTCGGTGATATATGTCGTTTTCAGAGGTCATCGGATAAAAATCGGATAAATTTACACCGTCTCGGACCGCGCCTACAACGTGAAAAATCGGCCCCGTCCGGCCGCAGTCAAGCTCATGAGAGCCGTCTGCGATGCCTGAGCGGGGCGTTCGGTTTTCAGGGCATGCCTTGGTCGTCGGCGAGCGCAGCATACAGTTCGAGTGCGAGTACGGCTGCGATCAGGCCCGCGCATTCGACGAGCCATTGGATGCGGTTCATACGCCGAGCTGTTCCATGGTCTTGCGCACGAGCGCGTCGACCTGGTCGAAACGACCCCACCATGGGGCGCCGTTGTTGCCGTGGATGAGCGGCACGCCGGCCTGCTGGAGCAGGTTGGCCTGGTCGGGGTGTGTGAGAGCGGTGCGGCCCTTGCCGGGCTCGCAATAGTAGATGCCCCCGGTGTTGTCGTTGCGGATCATCATTCCTGCCATGATGTCTACCTCCTGCCCGGCTGTGGCGCCGGATAGCTTCTGTTGGACGAGTTGGACGAAGGCGCCCCAGTTGTAGCCGAAGCGCGTGAAGTACGGGATGGGGTCCGTATGGTCGGATCCGCCGTAGGTCTGGCTGAACCATTGGTGTGGGTGCATGCGGTCGACGCCCCACCCGTGCGTGCGGAGGCGCTGGGCTATCACGTCGGCTGCGATGTCGATGCCGCGCCAGAAGTCCGACGCGTTGGTGGCCTCGCAGATCTCGATGCCCTCGCACGTGCCGTTGCCGTTGCCGACCTGCCAGCACAGCCGGTCGTAGGGCACGCAATGAATCGCCTCGGTCCAGTCGGACGTGAGGTGCACCGCGTAGTCGTAGCCTCGCGACCACAGGTCCCGGTGGTTGCGGGCCGTGGCGCCGGGATTCGCCGTGCTGTGGACGGCGAACAGGGACGGATTGAGGTAGCCGTGCCCTGCGTTGACGATCTCCTCCTTGATCTGCACTATTAGTCACTCCGTGGTGGTCTTGGCGTCCGGATCGGAGATCATCTCGCTCATGGGCACGACCTCGCCCGGCATATCCACGGCGTTACCTGTGTCCTGGGCAAGCTTGACGGCATTGACGACCTGCTGGCCCTGCACGGCGGCCACGGTCAAGTTGTTGTTGCGCCACCACGCATATACGGATGCGATGACGGCGATGACGCCGGTGATCGCCGTGCTCACCTGGTCCGATGTGAACGGCAGCTGGCTGATGCCCGCGATGGACAGACCGGTCTGGACGACGCTGAACAGCTGGACGAGCAGCAGCACGATGGATTTCGTGCGCTCCGCGGTCAGGCCGGGGATATTGGTGTTGGCGGCCTTGTGGTCGGCCACGCCTTTGGTGTTTGCCATTGGTGTTCCTTTCTATTGGTGGTTGTGGTTTCCTCCGCGCCGGAGGTCGTTGACCTCGTGGCGCAGTTCGATGAGGTTCTGCTCGGTAGTGGTGATGCGACGATTGACGGTCGCGAACTCGCCGTTCATGTCGTCACGCAGACCGTCTACCGTGCCGCGCAATGATTCGATGGCGTCCAATGTGCGCCGGTTCTTGTCGTCGAGGTCGTCGCGCAACGGCAGCGCGTGGTTGTTCGTTATCTCGCCGCGCGTCGCCCGGTCCCTTTCGTCCCCTCTGTGGTTGATCCAGATGGCGGTGACGATCTGGGCGGCGAGCACCAGGGCGCTCACCACGATGTACGCCCATGCTGGCAATCCCTCGGGCAGGTTCATGCACGGCTCCTATGGTATGGAAAACCCACACGTAGACCCGCATGGAACGGCCATGCTGCGTATGGGTTTTGGAGGTATGAAATGTTGCTGAATGAGTATTGGGATGAGTCCTACTGGCCGGCATGCGGCAGACTGCGCGAATGCACACGCGTCGGATATGCGAGTGCATGGCGGCGTTACATACGACCCGAATTGGGCGACATGGACCTGGCTGACCTGACAGGGCCGCGTATCCAGTCGTGGCTGGACTCGATACCATCACCAGGTGCGGCACGTAAAGCCTGGGCCGTATTGAGGCAGATACTGCGTTCGGCGGTTCGACTCGGAATATTGGACGTGGACGTGGCCGGGAGGGTCACACCGCCGAAGCCATCCGGCTATGAGCCGGAAGTATTGGATATCCGTCAGATACGGCAACTATTGCAAGGTTTCCATGGGCACGAGTTGGAGGCTTGGCTGATCTGCAGCATCTGTCTCGGATTGCGTACCGAGGAAGCCCTCGGATTGGAATGGCAGGATCTGAACCTCAACACCGGCAAAGTCAGGATCAGGCGAGGCCTGCAATGGGTTGACGGCCACGAAGTGATAGTGGACCCGAAAACCGAGTTGAGCCGTCGCACCGTCGTGCTGCCGCGATTCGCGGTACTTCGACTCCGTGAGATCAGGCCACGAGAAGGTGGCCGACTCATCGGCCTGTTGAATCCCGGCCAGGTCGCTCGTCGCTACGCCGCATGGTGCAGGTCGCAGAACCTGCCCTACGTGCCACGCAGGAACCTGCGCCACAGTTGGGCCAGCACCGCGTTAGGAGCCGGCGTGGACGTGGCAGTCGTAAGCCGCGCACTCGGCCACTCCAGCATCGCTACCACCGCCCGCTACTACCTGCGGCCGGACAGCGAGGTGCTGCGCGAAGCACAACGCACATGGGAGCACGCCCTCATACGCTGATAGGGATTCGCTAACCCCTATACGGTCCGGCAAAAAAACCGCGACGTTCACCGGCAACGTCGCTGACGTCCTGTCCGATGCGGAATACCGTGCCCTGGTCGGCCGGAGCTACACTGGTTGCGATGTGGTTGTTTTCACGCCCGTCACCACCGGAGTGAATACGGCGCTGGTCGCATGCTACGACGTGCCCCATAAGATCGTCCGCGCCATCCAGGTCGGCACCCCGCAGAACATCACGATGGATGTCCGGTTTGCGGTGATCCCCGCCGTCTAACGCGCGCCGAGAATCCTCGTGATGGTCAGGCACTGCGTGTCTGACGTGTTGCCTTCCATCACGTGGATTCGGTGTCCGATGATCTGCATGCTCGTGTCGGAGATCCGGACGAGAGTGGCCTTGCCTGACGCGAGCCCGTTCGTGAAATTCATGCCGACGAATGAGAGGACGATCGATCCTGCTTCGGCGGCAGTGTGGAACAGCCTCGGGTAATGGTCATCATCATTACCCTCGATGATCAGCTCGCGGAAATCCGTGATCGATTCGGCGAGCGGGAGGGTGCCGGTTTTGCCGCTGGTGCCCTCCCATAGGACGGTGGGGGTTAGCGAAAGCTAGGCGGTCAGCCAGCTGCCGGTGCAGGTTTGGTAATACCCTTTATCCGCTCTGCCTCGAACGGTAATGCGTCCGTCAGAGTCTATGTACCAGCTGCTGACTGCACCGCCATTGTTCGATACAAACAGGATCGTGCCGTTAGTCGCAGGCCTGTATCCTTCCGGGATTATCTCTACAGCTTTCAATTCTCCGGTCACATAACTAGATGACGGCGAAGGTTGACCGACCGCTGTAACGATGCGACCTATGCGCATGAGTCTTACCCTCATTGCGTAGGGGCCAGTAAACAATACAGACGATTGGGTTAGCGAATCCCACACGTCCTTCATTGGTTTCAGCACGTTGAAGAGCGGGACGAGGGTGCCGACGGTGATGCCGTCCAATGGGATGCGGTAGAGGGGCATGTCGTGGGTGGCGACGCCGTCGAGGATACTGCCGGTGGTGTGGGCTGGATCCGTCGGGGCGCCGGTGGTGGGGGTGCCCTTGAGGACCACGATTGAGCAGGTTTCCACGCCGGTGGTGGTGTTCTTCGTGTAGCGAAGCACCGCGAGATCGTTGCGTTTCTGGCCTTGGGTGCCGGATTGCACGGTGGCGGTGGTGGTGCCGGTCAGGTGCACATGGCGGCCGTTCAATACGGCGTCGCCTGATTGGACGGCGATGGTGTTCGCGTTGCTCATGGTGGCCTTGAGCTGATTACCGGTGGCGAGCGCGTAGTCGCCGGGTCCGACGATGCCGGCCTGGAATGCGCCGATGTCGGCGCTGCCGATGTGTGGGGTTCCGGCGTAGCCGGTGATGAGTTCGACTGTCATGTGTTCTCCTGACGTTTATGCGGTGCGTTTCCAGAGGCGGCCTCGGCCGATGGTGTCGGGGAGGCGTGTCCATGTGCCGCCGATTGTGTTGGGGTCGAGGTTGGGGGTGGTTTCGATGATCTCGCCGATGGGGTGGGCGGCCGTGAACATAGTGCGCGTGTTGGTGCGTTGCAGCAGGTTCGTGACCGCCCGTGCGAGGCCGTGGAGGGTGACGTATGTTTCCGCCATGGCCGGGGTCCCTTAGGCGAACAGGGCGTCGATTTCGGCGTCGCTGGCCGGGGTGAGGTCGGTTTTGCGCATGTAGCCGCTCAGGTCGATCATGCCTGTGAGCGCGTCCCATTTCATGACGGTGGTGTCGCCGACGGTGACGGCCACGGCGACGACGTTGGTGCCGGCGGGCAGGGTCTTGCCTGAGCCGTCGACGAACCGGCCGTCGGTGGTGAACTGGTCGGTGATGTTCCACACGTCGCCCTTGGTGGCGGATGCGGGGGCGGGCAGGCTGGCGAACATCGTGGATCCCTTGGCGCGGAATGCGGAGCCGAGCGAGTTCTGCAGTTCGGTCTTCGCGGCGTTGACCTTGGCGTCCACGTTGGCGGCGGTCTGGTAGCCCTTGCCGGTGACGATGGTGTCGACCTGGGCGGCGGTCTGGTAGCCCTTCGCGCTGATGGCGGTCTCGACCTGGGAGGCGGTCTGGTAGCCGAACTTCTTGACGTCGTCGACGGCGCCGGTGCGCGCGTGTCGATCAGTTCGATTGCCATCAGGGTTCTCCTTTACTTCACTTCGACGGTGGTGTTGCCGAGACCCGCGTTCGTGGATTTCCAGACCGAGTAGCTGATGGTCGCGCCGCTCGCGTTCTTGTGGTCGAACGTCTTCAACAACGCGAAGCCGCCTTCGAAGCCGCCGACGAAGAATCGGGGCGTGCCCCACGACGCGGGGAACGCGTAGTAGATGTGCTGCCCGGCCGCCGCGTTCAGGGTGAACGTTTTGCTGTACCCTGCGGCGAGTTCGCCGGTCGCCTGGTTGATGATCTGGTCGGTCACTCCCACCGCGTCGAGGCTGACGGCGACCCACCAGTGGCGCTTGTCGCGGAAAGCGACGTCAGCGGTGCGGGTGGCGACGGCGTTCCGCGCGTCGGTGGCCTTGAGCGTGTACGTCTTGCTCGCTTTGAGGTTCACGCCGGAGAGTGTCGTGCCCTTGGATGCCGTGTCCTGCGCCTTGTCGTCCAGGGTGAGCGATTTCGGCGTCTTGGACAGGCTCCATGCGACGGTCACGTCCGCGACCGTCGAGCCGCGTTCCGCCTGCGATGGGGAAACGGTGAACGAGTTGACGCCCATCGCCTTGTACAGGCTGATGGTGCCGTCCTCGGTGATGTCGAAATCGCCGCCGGGCTTGACGATGCCCGCCTTGTCGGCCGTGGCGATCGAGCCGCCTTCGCCCTTGAGGGCGAACTTGGCGTCGTTGGCCGCGTCCTGCTTTGCTTTGAACCGGGCGAGCCGGTCCAGGTCGATGACCTTGCTGGTGTTAGCCATCGTGTTCCTCCTTATCTGTGGTTGGTGTTGGGAACAGGTTGTCGATGTCCGCGTCGGTGGCGTAGACGATGCTCACGTCGCCGATGATCGCGTCCTCGAGGATGATTACCGGCCCCTCGTCACACGAGCAGCCGTCCAATGCGCGGATCAATGCGGCCTCCTTTCGGTGTCGCTCACGGTGGTTTCGACAAGCGCGGACCCGGCGGCCAGGCGGGTCACGTCGCCCGAGGGGTCTTCGAGGAGCAGGTCCCACGCGCCCGCGCCCGCGGGCAGGCCTTGCGTGGCCTCGTCCGGGACGCGGATGGTGATGGTCCCGTCCGTGTCCAGGAGCGTGTAGGGGGCGAGGTCGATGACGGTGAGCCCGTCGCGGCGGACCTGCATGTGGGGCGTCCACCCGGTCAGGTCCATGGGTCTGACGACCGTGACCCCGTTTTTGTCGGTGACCCTGCGCAGCCATCTGAGGCGATAGGTGTTGGTGACGCCGGCCACGAGGATGAGGTTCGCCTCGAGCAGGCATGTGCGGCCCAGTGTCTTCATGTGTCATCCCGTCCTTTCCCACATGTGCGCGCCCAGGGAGGGCCGTTCCTCCCAGACGCCGCCGAAATCATTCGCCGGATCCGAGCCGGTGGTGTTCATGACCACGTAGCCGACCGGGAACAGGATTCCGTTGCCGGTCGATGTGGCGTGCGCGGTGATGACGCCATCCTCATTGACGGTGATGGTGCTGCCGTCAGGTCTGACTCCACCCAACGTGGCAATGGTGGCGGCCGGAAGCGCGTAGTTCTCCAATCCGTCGAGTTTCCGCTTGTCCGCGGCGCTCATGAGCCCGGATCCTTCGGCCGTGGCCTCCGTTGCCGTGATGTGCACGGCCTGGCCGTTCCTGCTCGCGGACAATGGCATGGCCGTGGTTATCGAAGCCACGTTCATGGCTGCCGCGGCGATGGCGGCGACGGAATCCTGCTGTGCCTTGCCGATTTCGGCCGAATAGTTCGAGGCGAGCGTGTAGGCGTCCTTGGCTGTTTTCTCCACGTCGTCCACGCGCGAAGGGGTGACGACCGCGCTGAACGTGTTGTTGCGCATGGTGATGGTGACCCCGTCCGCATAGTACGTGCCGGAGCCGCCCGAACCGGTGGAGCCGTTGGATTCCGCGGAGCCGCTGAGGCTCGTCGTATCGCCTGACGCGGTGCCGCACTCGTAGTCCACGGACAGGATGCCGCCGGATGATTTCACGATCTTCTTGGCCACGGGCACGGTGAGCGTGATGCCGAGCCGGTTGTCACGGCCGGTGACCGTGTCGCCAACGTCCATGCTCAACGTGTTGTCCGTTATGGTGACCTCGACGCCGCCCTGTGATTGCAGTTCGATGAGCTTCTTCCTGGTCTCGGTGTTCAGCTCGTCGGGTTTCGCGTTGGAATAGTCGTAGACGGCCTGACGTTCCGCCAATCCGGTCAATGATTGGGTTTGGCTCACGTTGCCGTTGACATCCGCGTACCAGTGGACGACCGCACGGTCTTTGAGTTCCCCGGTGCCCAATCCGATGAGATGGTTCACCGGCTGGCTATCGAGCGAGGCCTTGAATTCGAGCAGATCACTGTCGATGCTGTCGCCGTAGTGTTCGACGGGCAGCGCATACGCGTTCACACGCCCGTCCGCCCAGATAAGACGGAGTTTCGCATTGTTGGCGGCGAGCATCTTTCGGATGCCCGTGTACGCGTCCGTATACCGGTCGAACGAATAGGAGCCGATGGTGACCGCGTGCCGTGCGGACGCGGTGAACAGCGCATCCAATCCGATGCGTTTGAACAACATATTGAGCACATCGCCGGCAGCGCCGGATACGGTGAGGTAATCCCGACCCGTATCGGGTTGGAGGATGCGGCGTGAGAGCAGGCCATGCCAGGTGGGGCCCTCCACGCTGCCGTCCGTGTTGCGCACGGTCACCAACCCGCCGTATTCGGTGCCGTCGATCATGATCAGCGCGCTGGACTCCGGCTGCGGCAGGCAGGTGAGTTTGAACGAATTCTCATCGCTGCCGTAGGCGAGATCGAGCGTGTAGTCGTCCACCGCGCGCAACGGCTTGTGCTTCGCGTCGGTGACTATGAGGCTGACCACGGTGGTTCGCTCCTCTCCTCGACGGGCGTGAGTTCGAACGTGTAGCCTCCCGGCCAGCTCACTTCGGCGCGGCCCGCCGGCAACGGCTGGAAGATGTAGCTGCCGGAATCAAGGCCGGCACCGCGTTCCGCGTTCGCGAACCAGTTGACCCGGTCGCCGGCCGCGTTGACGAACGCCACCGAACGCTCGCCCTCCACCGCATCCACCTCGACGCGAGCGCCGCCGGGGATGTCACCGGTGATCCGGTACTGGTTGCCGCCGATCGTGACGGTCGGATTCGAGCAGGGCCCGTATATGGTCATGCGGAACGGCATCGGGTCCAACCCGTCCACGGCTATCACCGGCGGGGCGGATGGCGGCCCGTAATCGTAGTCCATGTCATACGGGTGATCGAGATACTGGTAGGCGTCGGGGTCGCTGGGCGCATAGGTGACGGTCGGCAGGCTGCGTCGCCACATGCCCAATTGGGTCACGGTCAATTGGGTTTCGATGATGCGCGGCGTGATGGATTGCGGTTCGCTTTTGGTGATGAGCGCCCTGCACTCCCACACGTCGTCCACGCGCAGCAGGCCCGATATCGTGGAGTCCCTGGAGTGCGCGAGCACGTCATGGTCGGTGAGCATGCGCAGCCGGTCCAATTGGGTTTCGCCGTCCACGGCCTTCACCGTAAGCGTGAGTTCACGGGCCTGCCATGCCACCCCGGTAAGGGTGCGCGCGCCGAGCGTGTACGTCCACGCGCGTCCTCTCAACGATGGCATCGTCTCCCCGTAGATAGGGCCTTCGAACGAGATCTCGTCGCCGGTGGAGCCGCACACGTATTTAAGCGTTTGCATACTTGCGTACCAGCCTTCCCACTTCTCGTCCGTCGAGTTCGATGCCCAATGCCTGCAGCATGGTCGGGATGTCCGCGTGCAGGGCGACCAGTGCGGCGAGCAGCTGTTCCAGCAGGGCGGTCTGCGTGGCCGTCTGCCCCCTGTCGTCGCACAGCATTCCCGTGCCGCCGGTGACGCCGCCGATGAGCGGCGAGCCGAACGAGTGGCCGTCGAGCGTGAGCCCGGCGGCTATCCTGTCGAGGCTGCGGTTGACGACCTGCTGGCTCTGATCGATGCCCTCGGCCATGCCGCGGCCGATCATCACGCCGACCTGGTCGCGGAACACGCGGGACGGCGAATGGATGCCGAGCTTGTCCTTGACCCAGTTCAGCGCGTCCTTGGCGGCGTTGACGGCCGCGTCCACGAGCTTGCCGGCGGCGGATGTGACGCCGGAGGCGATGCCGGTGATGATGTTCATGCCGACCTCGCCCCAGTTCACGCTTGTGAAACCGTTCCAGATGGAGCGCACGATGGCGGGTATCTGGGCGATGAGTTGCGGTATGGCGCTGGCCAGGCCGTTGGCGAGGGCCACGAGAATCTTCACGCCCGTCTGCAGGATCTGCGGCAGGTTCGCGGCTATTGACTGCACGAGGTTGCCGATGATGGTGGGTGCCTGTGCGATGAGCTGTGGCAGCGCGTTCATCAACCCTTCCACGAGACCGAGCAGCAATTGCATGCCGCTGTTGAGCAGCTGGCCTGCGTTGGATGCCAATCCGTTGACGAGCGCCATGATCATGTTGAGCGCGGCCGGCAGCAGCGTGGGCAGTTGCGAGGCCAGCCCGTTGACGAGCGTGGTGATGATGAGCACGGCGGTGGTCATCAGCTGGGGTGCGTTCGTGCTGATCGCGTTCATCAGCGCGGTGAGGATGGCCGCGCCCTGGGCGAGCATGGCCGGCAGGCTGGCGGTGATCTGCATGTTCAGCTGCTGCAGCAGTGTCGGCAGTTGCGCGGACAGCTGGCCTATCATCGCGAACAATTGCCCCTGCATGCTCTGGTCCAGCATGCCGAGGCCCGCGACCAACGCGGCGATGATGCCGGCTATGCCCATGTACTTCATGAAATTGCCGGGGCTGAAGAACGAGCCGAACAGGGAGCCGATCTTACCCAATCCGGCCTGCAGTTTCGGACCCACGATATCGCCGATGCCACCGAACACGTCCCCCAATCCCGATGCGAGCGGGCTCAGCGCGGACTGCACCTTGCCCGCCATCGCACCCAGTCCGGATACGAGCTTGCTGTCCGTGATCTTGGAGAACACACCGGAGAAGCCGTTGCCGACCCTGACGCCCAGCACCTTGATGTTCGAATCGAATGCGCTGGTGAGCTGGCCGAATCCGACACCCAGCCTGTCCGCCATTCCGGCGACCGGCTGGCCCACATCGGAGCCCGCGATCTTCGCGCCGAGCAGTTTGAGCGGGCCCGTGAGCTTGTCCGCGCCCTGCCGGATGCGGTTGACGGCCGACGCGAACGGGTCGCCGTCGAGTTCGAGCGCGTCGCGCAGGTCCTTGTTGAAATACGATTTGAACTGCTGCAGGCCCGTCAGGCTCGACTGGAGCTGGCCGGGCATCTGCTTGAGTTTCCCGGTGAGCTGGCCGAGTCCGCCGTCACCGAGTTTGCCGAGCGTGTCGAACACGTTGGTGATCTTGTCCACGTTGCCGCCGACCCCGGCGAACAATGCGAACGCTCCGGCCAATTGGCCGAGACTGCCGGCGATGTCCTGAACGGTGATGCTGCCGTCCTGCAAGCCCTGGCTGAATTGCTCGATGAGCTTGACGGCCCTGTCCACATACGGGGTGAGCTTGCCGTTCAACTGCTCCACGAATGGTGTGAGCTGGCTTGAGAGCGCGTCCACGGCCGGAATGGCCGCGTTGAACGTTTTGCGCAACGATTCGAGCGCTATCTTGCCGGGGCCTTCGCCCAATCGGCTGAGAGCGGCCTTCACGTTCGCCAATGCGCCGCTGAACGTGTCGCCGGCGGCCAATGCGGCTCCGCCGAGGCCTTCCTGCATGGAGTCGGCGAATGTTTGGAAGTCGATCTGGCCTTTGGACACCATGTCGGAGACCTCTTCCGAGGTTTTGCCGAGGTGTTTGGCGAGCAGTTGGAGGACGGGTACGCCGGAGCTCATGAGTTGGAGCATGTCGTCGCCCTGCAGTTTGCCTCGGGCGGCGACGCTGCTGAAGATGGTGCCGATGTCGGTGAGGCTGCGGCCTGATATCTGTGCGGTGTCGGCGACGGTTTTGAGGACGTTGGTCATCTGGTCGCCGGATTTGATGCCGGCGGCGCTCAGGGTCGCGGCCACGGTGGCCGCGTCGCCCAAGCCGAACGCGGTGCCTTTGACGCTGGCGAGCGCGTTGTTCATGATCTCGCTGACGCTTTTGGCGTCGTGGCCGAGGCCTTTGAGTTTGGCTTGCGCGTTTTCGATGTTGAGGGCGCGTTGGAAGCCGCCTTTGGCGGCGAGTGCGGTGATGCCTCCGGCGATGGTGCCGATGGCTCCGAGTCCGATTTTGCCGATTTTGCCGAATGCGCCGCCGAATTTGCCGAGGATGCTGGTGCCGCCGGTCTTGGCGGCGTTGTCGACGGCTTGGATGATGTCGCCTTCGAGTTTCTTGCCGAAGTCCTTGCCGCTGGGGGCGACTTCGATGTAGACGACGCCGATGCTGCTTTCTGCCATCGGGGCTTCTCCTGTGTGGTTGGGAGGCCCCGATGGCGGTCGGGGTCATTCGATGTGGTAGTGGTCGTTGAGGCGTTTGCGGCGGGCCATGCGCGCCTCATAATCGGCGTGGGTTTCCGTGGCCGGTCGGCGGAACATGTCGGTTCTCCGGTCGGCCCATGGCCGGTAGCCTTTGCGTTTGAGTCGGCCTTCGAGTTCCATCTGGTCCCAGAGCGCGATTTCCGCGCCGGTGGGCGTGTATGACCATCCGGCGAGCGCGGCGAAGCTGTTGGAGGTGTGGTCGCGCAGGATTTCGCGGGTGAGCGCCCATGCGCTCTCGTAGTCGAGGTTGCCGGATGGTTTGCGGCCGGTTGGCGCGTCGAGCCATACGTCGAGGTGGCATGGCTTCCAGACGCGCCGGTAGCGGGTCAGCCAGTCGGCGGTCAGCGCCGAGTGATGCTGTTGGTGGAGGATGAGGAGGTAAACGATTTTGGGTCGAGGCCCGATCCTTCGGCCCAGCCTTTGACGATGGCGCTGATCCAGCCGAGCGGGTTGCCGGCCTTCCGCAGCTTGTTCCACAGGGTCGGCTGCATTTCCTGCAGGTAGGCGAGGAACACGGCGGTGGCGTGGAACGTCTCCTCCTCGCTCAGGACGACCTTGCTTTTGACGATGAGCACGACGTTGACCAGTTCGATGGGCAGGTCGGCGGAGTTGAGGTTGGGGAGTGTGACTTCGGTGTCGAGTCTCTTGAGGCTGAGGCATACGTCGGGCTGCTGTTCGGCGTCGGTGTTGATGTCGGGTTCGATTTCGATGGTCTTGTTTTCTGCGCTCATGGCGGTCTCCTGAAAAAGTGTGTGCGGCGGTCTGGTGGGTGGGGTTCCCCGTCCGCAGGGACCGCCATCGGTGCGGACGGGGAAGAATGTCAGGGTCAGGCGGTGACGGTGACGGGCACGGTCACGTTCTTGCCGCCGGCGGTGGCGGTGATGGTGACGGGTTTGCCGGTTTCGGTGGCGGCCTTGCCGGTCACGGTGACGGTGTTGCCGTTGACGGTGACGGTGGCCTTCGCGGTGTCGCCGCTTGTGGCGGTGATGGTCCAGCCTGAGGCGTTCGCCGGGGAGACGGTCACGTTGAACGTCGCGGTCCTGCCGGCGGCGACGGTCAGCGTGTTCGGGGTGGCGGCCAGCGAGTCGACCTTGGTGGCCAGTCCGGCCTTCTCGGCCGCGAGCAGACCATAGACGTGGAACATGTAGCCGTCCGAGGCCTTGAACATCTTGAACGTGACGTTGAAGGTCACGACCTCCGTGCTCACGAGGGTCATGTCGTCGCGGTCGGAGACCTTGCATTTGCCGATGGGCAGCACGATGGGGTTGCCGTACTGGTCGAGGCATGCGAGCACGGCCATGTATTCGATGTTCGTGGCCGCGTCCCTGACATGGAAGTTGCCGTCGGTGTCGGCCTTGACGCCGAAGTAGGCTTCGGCGATGTCCTGACGGCATTCGATGCCGGGTATCTGCAGCGTCCAGTAGCCGGGCTCCTGTTCGGAGACCACGATGTCGCCGTTGTGGCCCTTGATCTCGGTCTCGTCGCCCGGCTCGGGGTGCAGTACCGCGCCGTCCTCCGAGTTGTAGCCGACCGGCTTCTTGCCCTCCGGCGGCGTCCAGTTCTCGGAGTCCGGCATCTCGGGGATGTTCGAATCGTCGAGATTCCACAGGAAGAGCGCGTAGTCCTTGATGAGTTTGACCAGGTCGGCGCGGTTGCCGCTGGTGATGTACGAAGTGTCTGTGACCATTTGCCATACGCCTTTCGATGATTATGCTTGGTTGGTTTCGACGGTGAGCAGGAGCGTGAGGTACGCCATGAGGCAGCCGTTCTCGTCGCTCATGCGGATCGGCCCCGACTCGTGGTCGATGGTGACGACCGGCCGTGGCGGATACAGGCCGGTCAGATACAGTTCGATGTCGGCGGCGAGGTTCTGCGCGGCGTCGATGTCGCCGGTCCCGTCGTCGCGGCGCACCCACACGGAGATGCGCAAACGCGCCTGCTGGCTGACGGGGGTGGCCTTCTGGCCCGGCACGGCGACCAGCACGCATTCCCTGGTCGGATTGCCCCGGTTGCGGACGGTGCCGAACTCAACGTCATGGAACCGGTCGCGCAGACGTTCGAGCAGCACGGGTTCCACGCGCCGGGGACGGACGGGTGGCCGGATGACGCTCATACGACCACCATGCCCAGCATCTGGCTCAGCACTCCGTGGGCCTGTTCGAACGCGGCCGGAGCGGTGGCGACCACGTTGGTGCGGTCAGTGTCCTCGTTGCGGTACACCTTGATCGCCGGATCCACCGCCGCCATGCCCTCCACCTGCTCCTGCACGTCGTCCATGACCGGCTTGACGGCCTTGTGCAGCACCTCCGTGCCGAAAGCCTTCCGGTTCAATACGACCCTGACTTTCTTGGCCATGATTCATCCCTCCCTGACGAACGCGTTGACCACGTCGCCGATATGACGCCCGTGCCTCCACCATTCGAGCGGCGGACCGTCCACCATCAACGGCTTGCCGCGCACCACGAGGCAATCCGTATCAAGGATGCCCGTGGGCTCCCCGCGGAAATACAGGGTGAAACGACGGGCCACGCCCTGCGAATCCGCGCCAGGAGACTGCGAGGCCTCCACCGGGGCAACGAAACCCATGAGCGTGTCCACATGCCGCATCTCACCCTGCACCGGGTTCCCGTCGGCATCCACCTCGGCCGCGCCCCGGTACACGTCAACACGCTCCATGATGCGATCCTTCCGCCATGTCTATCGACCACATGCGTTGGCCGGACAATCCGAGGTTGCGCAGCATGTCGTCCGTGAACCGCAGATACCCGTCGGGGCTCAGCCACGAGTAGGTGCTGGAGAACGGGCCTGTCGTCTCCGTGGATTGGGTGACGCCGGTCTGCCCCCCGGACCCCTGCGCCTCCATGGCCGTGCGCACCATCTGGCAGCACACGAGCTCGAGCCCGCGCTCATGCGCGAGCCACCACGCCGGGTCATGTGTCTCGGGGTAGGGGCGGACGCGGTTGCGGATGATCTCGCTCGCGTCCGCGAGCAGGATGTCCGCCTGCACCCGCTCCTCCGGAAGCAGCTTGTGCCACCGGTCTTCCAGGTCGGAATGCTTGGCGAACGAAACGGACGGGTCCATATGGTCCTCCTTTATCCGATTCTGGTGAGCACGGGCGTGATGTCTCCGTCGACGGTGGTCACGCTTTTGGGCGCATGAGACCCGCCGTGACGAGAGCGTCGCGCAAGGCCACGTATTCGGCCTTCGTCGGCGTATCGCCGGCCGGGTCGGCCACATACGCGGCCTTCGGGACGGTCGGGATCACGCCCGCGGCGAGCTTGTCCGCGGTGATGCCTCCCGCCAGCATCGCGTTCGTCACACTGCCGTCCGCAGGCGTTGATGAGCAGCCAGCGAACGGGGTGCCATCCGGGTTCCACAGGCGTGCGGGCACGTCCATGGCGGCCGGCTTGTGCTTCTTCCTGTTCGTCTTCTGGACGATGAAGTCCTGGGTGAACGCGCCCATCAGGCACCTTCTTCCGTGGAGGTCTTGAGCACGGCGAACGCCTTGGGTTCGACGACCGCGTAGGAGAACATGGCCTCGGTGCGGTAGGCGATCTGGTTGTGGGCCTTGAGGTCCACGCCGGTCTGGTCGGGGTCGCCGTAGGGGATGATCTCGGACGTGATGTCTCGCACCATGCCCCATTTGATGAGGCTGAAATCGCCCATGATGGCGAGCACGTTGGTGGGTGTCTTGGCCTTGGCCCCGTTGACGGTGGCGCTGGTGGCGGCCTTGATGCCGTCGAGGGTGCCGACCTGCAGGTTGAGCGGGATCTCCGGGTAGTAGCGCATGCCGGTGGCGGGCACGCGGATCTTGCGCAGGCGGGAGGCCCACGTGCGGCTGATGGCGATGCCGTTGATGTCGTAGGTCTCGTTGAGCTGGTCGGCCAGGTTGTCGACGTTGGTGATGTCGTCGTCTCCGGCGGTGACCTGCATGGCGCGGGCCGTGAGCGCGTCGAATCCGGTGAGGGGCCCGCCGGTCTTGGGGTTGACGGCGTGGTAGACGACGTAGTCGAGGGCGCGTCCGATGGCCTCGGCCTGGTCGGCCTGGATGGACTGGATGATCTGGAAGCGGTTGTCCTCGTCGGCCCATTTGAGTTCGCTGGTGACTCGGGTTGTGGTCTGCACCTTGAACGTCTTGCCGCTCACGTAGCCGAGTTTCTGCTCGTAGGAGCTCTTGGTCTGGCCTTCGGCGGTCACGTCGGCCTCGGCGGCGCCGTTGAAGATCATGTACTCCTTGTCGGTGAAGATCTGCGGGCTGCTCGGGGACAGCGCGGCGATGGTCGATGTCTCCTTGACCTTGTTGACGACGGCCGTGGCGACGGTCTTGGGCAGGTGGAGTTTGCTGGTGTCCATTGCCATGATGTTGTGTTCCTTTCAGATGGTTTGTCGATGTTCAGAGGTTGGAGAACAGGTCGTTGGCCCATGCGCGTTCGTCGGCGCCGGCGGCCTTGCCGTCGGGGGTCTTGCCCTGGTTGGGCATGCCCTTGGGCTTGGGGTGCGCGTACTGGTCGATGGCCTTCGCGTTCGCGCTCATGGCCTCCAGCGAATCGCCGTACAGCAGCGAGGCGGGCACGCCGGTCTCCTTGGAGACCTGCGCCCTCCACTCGTTCTGCTGTCGTTCCGCCGCGTAGGCGGCGTTCTGCGCTTCGAGCTCTTTGATGCGTTTGGCGGTCTTCTCGGCTTCGGACAGCTGCGAGTCCTTGAACTGTTGCAGTTCCTCGGCGGCCTTGCTGTTGTCCTTGGCGCGCTGCTCCTCGAACTTCGCCTTCCAGTCGACGTTTGCGGCGGCGGGTTCGTTGCCGGTGTCTCCCGTTGCGGGTTCGCCGGAACCGCCTTCGTCCGCGCCGGAATCGATGAAACGAAGGTTGTTGCGGAATCGGCGCCAGTGCGACATGTCGTGCATGATGGTTCTCCTTTATGGTTGATGGGGCCCGTTTCGGGCATAAAGACCACCCGTGCGGGCGGCGTGGAGTGGCGGGTGCAGGATTCGAACCTGCGTGGCGTGGAGCAGCCGATTTACAGTCGGCCCCGATCGGCCTCTCTGGCAACCCGCCGTCGTATGGTAGAATCGAAGTAACGGGGATCCCACGCAACCGGCTCTTTAGACCGGAACATCAGTCGGGGGGTTATCCCCGTCTTTTCATTCCTTCAGATTGATGCGGTGAAATCCCTCGGAGTCGAACACCCACAGTTCTCTGATGCGCCGTTCATGCGCCAGATTGTAGGTTTCGAGCCTTCGCATGAGTTTCTCGGGCAGTTTCGCGTCTCCGAAGTCCAGCACGAACACGTCCTTGACGACGCCTTGGACGGCGGCTCCGTTGGCCGCCTTGTTGATGCGGTCGGCCACGTTCCTGTACTTCAGGCCGGCCAGCGATTTCAGTTCCGCGTCGCATTCGTGGCTCAGCCAATGGAAGTCGTTGCTGGGCTTGCCGTCATGGCTTTTCGGTATCCACTCGTATTCCTCGCCCAGCTTCTGGAACTTCTCGAGGAACACGATCTCGTGCCGTTCGAGGATTTCCCTGCTCGGGTCGACGCCGACGGCGAGCTGGCGCCGGTACCAGGATTCCGCCGTGCCTTTGGTCTCTCCCTTCATTGACAGGAGCCTGACGGACTGCTCCCACGACATGGTCGGCGTCGGGTAGACGCCGTCCGTGAACGCCAGGGGATTGTTCCGGCGCATGCGCTTGAGCTTCTCCCGGTAGTCGCCGCCTTCCTTGCTGGCTTCCTGCCACATGGCGGTGAGCCGTTCGGGGTTGTATCCGGCGAGTGTCTGGCGGCCCCAGCTGGGGACGATCTGGCAGTCGCAGTCCCGGTGGTATTGCATCTCCAGACCTGCCGAGTCCTCGCTCAGGTAGGTGAAGCCCCGTGAGGCGAGCATGGTGCAGAACGCGCATGTCCTTGCTCCGCGCGGCACTCTGGCCCATCGTGGTTTCGACGGGTCGATGCGCATGTTGCGTTGGGTGGTCAGGCGTGCGGAGGCGTTGATCATGTCGGCGACGAATTGCATCGCGTCATCCGGGTTGCCCAGATCGGGCCACAGGTCGTCGATCGTGGCTCCCGCGCGTGACTGTCCGTTCTTGACCTGCGTGTAGGTCAGGCCGTTGTAGTCGGTGTTGTTGAAGCCGTCCTGCACCTGCCAGAGGGCGCGGTCGGGGTCGATGAGCTGTGTGTGGTCGAAGTCCTCAAGCTCTATGCCCGCGTATTCGCCCCACAGGCCGCGCACGGTGTCGTAATATTCGTTCGCCAGCTGGGAGGCGTCGCGGGAGAAGTCGCGGATCGCGTCCTTGACGTTCAGGGGGTCGCGTTCGACCATGTTCTCGATGACGTCGGCCGCGCCCTCCCTGAGGTTGTCAAGGTCGGTCTGGTAGTCCCTGTACGCCTTGTCCAGCAGCGGCTGCAGTTCCGGCGGGGCTTTCGGATTCGCTGCCATCAGCCGCCTCCGTGTCCTGCGGATTCATCCGCTGCTGTTTGAGCTGGTCGATGTTCCGTTGGGCCTTCATCCGCTGCTGGTAGGCGCGGAACGATTGGAGCTCGCCGGCCGTGAGTCCGAGCTTGGCCAGTCCCACGTCGGAATCCGCCCAGTCGCCGTTCACGCCGGCGACCTTGGTGTAGTAGTCGGCTCTTGCGGCGTCGCTCACCTCGCGGGTCGGCGCCCACAGGGGGCGGATGCCGGTCAGGTCGGGCGGCTGCGGGCTGTTGTCGCGCAATTGCACGGCCATGCCCATGGCGTTGAGGAGCTGGCGGGAGAACATGCGGTTCTGCCGGTTCGCGGTGCGCGTCAGCTGGTTCTCGGCGGCGGCGAGCGCTTCGGCGCTGGTGGGGTTGGCCAGTCGTATGCCGAGTTGTTCGGGTGGGATGTCGGTTTCGGCCGAGGCGAGCATGGCGATGGTTTCGAGCATGTCGCCGTGGGGTTGCATCGATGCCTGGGAGACCTGTTTGAGTTCGGGGATGTCGTCGTTGATGTCGCGGCTGACCGCGTTGATGCTGCTGACGAGCGCGCTCCACGTGTCCTGTTGGAAGGATTCGCGGCTCAGGCCGAGGAACCAGATTTTGGGCACCGAGTAGAATTCGGCGGACGCTTCCATGCGGACCATGGTGCGCATGGCCATGTCGGTCAGGTTCATGAGGGCGCGGTTGATGCGTGAGCGGCCGAAGGGGCGGTCCATCTGCTTGTCGTAGACGATGGGCACCACGGCGACGCGGTCGAGCCGGTTGTATTGGGGTTCCGCGTCCCACCCGTATCCGGTTTTCATGCAGGCGTAGTTGCGGCCGGGCAGCCATGCGTTGAATGCGGTGATGTTGCCCCATTTGTCGCTGTCGGTGATGGTCAGCGCTGCCTTGATGCGTCGGCGTTCGTTGTCCCATAGTGCGGCGGACCAGTCGGCCGAGCGCGGGGTGATGAGGATGCGCTCGTTGTCGTCCGGGTCGTAGTCGATGGTCAGGAAGCTGCAGGAGTGCTTGTAGCAGCTGATGACGGCCTCGCTCATGTCGGTTTCGAGCTCGTTCATGCGCATGATCTCGTCGATGCCGTGGTTGTCGGCCCCGGCGGCGGTCTCGAAGCCCTCGAACACCGATTTGTCGGCGAGCGCGCGCACGCTTTTCTGTGGCCAGCCGACCACGACGCCGGCTTTCTGGGCGACGATGTTCGGGATGCTGATGCCGAGGTTGTTGAAGCGTTGTTTGGCGTCGTAGAACGCGGAGCGTAGCAGGTTGCGTGGGTATTTGTTGCGCCAGAGTTCCAGTAGGCGGGTGATGTCGGCCATGTCGTTGTCGGGCACGTTGGCGATGTGTGTCACGGACGAGGAGCCGGTGGACAGGTAGGGGTTGCCGAAGCTGATGGATTGTTCGCTCATCCGATCATGACCTCCTGTACTCGGTCGGGGTCTCGTTTGGTTATGGTGGTGCCGTAGAGGGCGAGCGTGCATGCCACGAGCGGGCTTATGTCGATGTCGCTGCCCATCGGGTTCCATCCGACGGCGCCGGATTTGCCGATGCTGCGTGTGGTGGCGTTGGCCACGGCCGTGGCGAGCGCCGGTGCTTTGTCGTCCGGCAGGTGGGTGAGTTTGCCGTCTCTGAGCATGTCGAGGAATTTGCCGCAGGCGCGGCCCATGTCGCTGTAGTTGGTGACGATGACTTTCACGTGCCGGGCTTTGAGGTCGGCCAGCAGGCTCATGGCGGGTGATTGCGAGTCGATGGCCACGCTTGCTGTGCGCGGCCAGTGGTCGGCGATGTAGTCGACCGCCCATTGGGTGCCTTTGGATTGGGTGGCCTCGAAGCGGCGCAGTTCGATGTGCGCGGTGCCGTCCCTGTGGTTGACGGCGCCGCCGATGGCCAGCGAGCTGCGGTCGGGTTTCATGTCGAGCGCGTAGCCGATCAGTCCTTTGATGTTGGGTGTGCCGGTGGCGGCTTTGGCCCATTGTTCGGGGTTGATGGCCTGGCTGGTGGTGGTCTCGTCCCAGATGCCCAGTGCCTCGCGGCGGAAGCTGTCCTTGCCGAGCTGGCGTTGCATGCGCAGCATGCTGGTTTCGCTGGTGCGGCGCGGGAAGCTCGGGTTGGCTTTCCTCCATTGGGCGCGGTCGTCGCTGTCGGCGTCGCGGTCGGCGGAGAATTCCACGTAGAGCATGTCGTCCTCGCCGGCGAGCGCCTGGCGGCGGCGTTCCGTGAACGCTTCTCCGGGGTCGGCGGGGCGCGGTGGGGTGCCGATGTAGAGGACGAGCGCGTTGGGGCTGGTGTTGGTGGCGGGCACCATGTCGCTGATGGCCTGTTCGGTCAGGATCTGCGCTTCATCGAACACGATGATGTCTACGGCGTCGTTGCCTCGGGCGAAGCCCTGGGCTCGTGCGCCGAACAGTATCTTGCTGCCGTTGGCGAAGGTGATTTCCTGCATGCCGTTGCCGCCGCGCACGCCGTCGGTGCGGCCGGAGTGGTCGAGGTATCCGATGAGCGCGGGGTTGCGTACCAGGGTGCGCACGTGGTCGAACGTGTTGCTGTTGGTGCGGTTGTGGTGCGCGGTCCAGATGACGGTCAGGTCGGGGATGAGCGTGCACAGGATGACCACGAGGCTGGAGACGGTGAAGGTCTTGCCGGTCTGGCGGCAGATGCTCAACACCACGCCGCCGACGGACGCGGCGAACGTGCCGTCGGCCCTTCGGCCGAGGATGAGCGTCAGCAGTCCCTGCTGCCAGCGGTCGTAGCGGATGCCGCATGCTTTGGCGCGCTTGTTGACCTTGGGGAACATGCTGGTGACGATGCCGGAGGGCATGACGATGTGGCGTGCGACCTCAGATAGCTTCGGGTCGGAATTCTCCGTCATCGTCGTCGTCCTCCGGATCTTCTTGCGTCGTCATGCCTTGTACGGGGTTGCCTTCGAGCCGTTCGATTTCGCGGGTCAGGGCGAGCAGCTGCTTGCTGATGCCGGTCAGGCTGCCCGGCGGGGTGCCGGCGCTGAACATGGCTTCCTTGAGCCGGGCCTGCGTGCGTTTGAGCACGCTCACGTAGTCCTCGGGCCCGTCGTTCATCATCGCCTCGAAATCGGCGGCGGTGAGGGCGTCCGTCGCCTCGGGCTCATGTTCCACGTCCCCGGCCGGGGCGGGAGGAGTGGTGACGCGGCTCATGCGCTTGGCCCTGCGGTAGGCGCGCTGCTTGCATTTGGCCGAACAGTATTTCGCTTTCTTTCCACGGCCGGACGGGGTGAACGGCTGGCCGCATTCCTCGCAGATCACCGCGCTCACCTCCAAAAAAACGTAACGGGATAACGTAACGGCCGTCCAAGGCGTTACGTTTTGACATGCCGGGGAGATATCGGCCCTGCGCCCGAGGGGGCTTCGACCGGGGCGGACGGGTCTCCTCCCCACGTCACCAGTCGCCGCTCGTGGTCAACGGCATCGAGGTGGCCTTCAGGTCGGCCGTATACCCCTGTTCGAATGTTTGTTTGATGTGTTCGCGCGCCCATTCGACGCTGTGGTTGGAGCGGATGCGGTTGCACCAGCGGTGCGCGAGCCGGCAGTTGGAGAACAGGTATGGCGAGCCGCCTTTGCTGACCGGGATGATCTCGTCTACCTCGGGCGAGCCCGGCAATCCCGATGGCAATGATTTGTCCACGGGCCTGCCGCACAGGTGGCATGTGTCGTAGGCCGCCAGCACGCGGGCCGCGACCTGCTGGCGTCGCCAGCCGTTGGCATGACGCCGGTTGCCGCGCCGTCCGCTCATGACCCGGCCTTGTCGCACGACTGCTGCCATGCGTCCGCGAACGCCTGCACGGCCCGGCGCATGACGGGTTCGAGGGGGTCGACCACAATATGCCCGGCCGGGGTGACGCTCACGGGCACCGGGAGGGCGTCGATGTCGGCGAGGGCGTTCCCCTTGCACGTGATCTGCAGGCTGATGGTCGGCATGCCTGGCATTGTCATGGCGTCATCGCCTCACAATCAAATGAAAAGAGTGGCGGGGCGAACATCACCGGCGCTTTGGACGTGCCGGCGGAGTACTCTCGCCCCATGCAATGCGGTCAGATACGCGAAAACCCAGCCACGTGAGCTGGGTTTTTCGACACTTCTGCCACTGCAATCATCGGTTACAGTGACAATTTTGTCAAGCCGCTCCGCCGATCACGAGTCGGTACACGTCGCAATAGGCGAGGCCCTGAGGGCTGGAGGGCAGCTTGCCTCGGTTGACCCACACGTTGAGCGTACCCCTACGCACCGGTATCCCTGCATCCGTGAACGCCTTGGCTATCTCAGCCGCCGACCCTCGCCTGGAATCATCCCAACACAACGTCTTGAGCCTACGCAGTTTGACCGTCTGCGCTCGCTGTTCCCGTCCGCACACGGGACAGGTAACCCACTGGTCTGCCGCGCCTGCGGTGAGCATCGTGGCGCACAGCTCGCACGTGCCGATCTCGCGTCGCTGCTCTGGCGGATCCAACGTGAGGTCGATTTTCCGGGCGATGCCGTTGATGGTCGCCATGTAGAAGCCGGCATCCGCGAACGTGGCGAGCCTGGGATGGCCCGCACAGTCGATAAGCGTGGCCTCGAGGTCCTCCATGCGTGGATCCTTGTGCCAATCCAAGGCATCGATGACATCCAAGCAACGCCACAGTTCGCGCGCCGTCGCATCGAGCATGTCCAGCAGGTCGAGCACGTCAAGCCTGATAGGAGTCGGGGGAGTGGCCGTCTGGATCCTGACGGGCGCGTGCCCGCCCGGATGCAGGGTCGCGTCCAGCGAGTCGTGCAACGGCGTGACGTCGCGCGCGAGTCGCAGGAGCGTGCCGGCGAAGCGCAGCTCGCACGCCGTGCACAGCGCGTACCCGTTTTCGATTATGGTGTTGCAGTTCTGGCAGTTCACGAAACCCCTCCACATCGGCTAAACTGGTTGCTTGCTGACATGCCCTCCGCCTCGTGTGGAGGGTTTCGTTTTTATCTGGTATTTCAGTTCATTCCTCGAACAGCGGCGGTTCGATGAACTCGACCTTGCATGGCGGTTTCGGCCGACCGTCGCCCTCGCGGATGATCGCGCGCACCTCCTCCAACGGCAGACCCAATTGACGGGCCGTATCCGTCGCGCCGTAGCCGCGCCCGTGCCATGCGAGCACCTTGTCGCGTATCGCCTGACTCGTCACTTCGCAACACCTCCCGTATGCGGATCAATCAAGTCGCATGACATGGCATCGACGCGCTCGCCGGTTCGAGCCTCGATGCATAGGCGGCGAACGTCGCCCGTGGTCTCCACCTGCTGCACGATGCGCTGGCTGGGGCCGGTGTCCATCGCGGCGTACGCGGCCAGGCCGATGGCGGATACGATGGCGAGTGCCAGTATCGCGATGATGATGGTGAACAGGAGTCCGATGGTGGATTCCACCGACCAGCTTTCGCGCCTCATCGGGTGCCTCCGGCGAGCGTGCTATAAAAACCGGTGGTGATTAATGTAGTTCTGTGGTGGACTAATGTAGTTTTTTTCATGGTCGTATTTCCTTGAGTACGTTGATGGAGCGGAAGAGTTCGGTGTTGAGTGTGGGGTTGCCGTTGGCGTCCGGTTTGATGACGGCGGTGAGTTGGTCTTGTGTCCAGATTCGTGCCGTGTGGCTCATGCGGGTCTCCTTCGTGGGGTGCAGTGCTCGTGTACCGGTTGGTCGTCCTCCATCCATTGGTCTTGGTTGTTGAGCCAGTGTTTGACGCATCGGGTGTGATTGTCGGGCACGGGCTTGCGGCACAGGATGCAGCGTGGCTTCATGGCCGGTCCTTTTCTGCGAGCGCCGGCCCCGTCATGAGGGTGAGGTAGTGCCGGTATTCCGCGATGTCCCTGTCCAGGCAGTCGTGGACGCGGTGCGTGGGCTTCATGCGGTGCTGGTATGGGTCTTGGCCGCAGGCTTTGGCTGCGAGGCGCAGTGCGGTGACGTCCAGCATGCGGTAGTGGAATAGTTCTCCGAATCCCGTCATGCAGAAGCGTTCGACCATGGGCAGGTCGAAACGGCTGATGTTCGTGCCGGCCGGGTGCAGGGTGTACGTGGCGGCCATGCCTTGGATGAACCACAGGGCCTGTTCGGCGATGACCCTGGGTGAGTTGGCCAACGGGTCGCAGGATTCGCATTGGGCGAGAAGCCCGTTGTTCAGGTGCAGTTCCAGGGCGGAGGGCTGCACGGTCAGCAGGGTTTCTCGGCCGATGTGCACCACGGCCTCGAACCGCCCGTATTCGTGCATGGCGTCCAGGCTGGTGCATCTCAACCCGATCTCCAGTATCGAACACATGTTCGCATCCAATCCGGTGGTCTCCGCGTCCATCCACAGCAAAGCGTCTGGTTTTTCGGGGCTCATAGTTCCTCCCCGTGGTCGGCGAGCGCGTCGGCGATGGCTTCGCGGATGATCCGGTGTTCGGCGAGGGTGAAGCCTTGGGGGATGATGATGGTTCTGGTGCCTACGGGTGTGTCGGGTGGGATGAGCATGGTCACGCTGGTGGAGTCGTCGCGTAGCGTGAAGTCCACGTTGTCGATGACACCGGTCATGCAGGCCGTGTTGTAGGTGTTGGGGTTGGTCATTGTTGGTTCCTTTCGTGTTCGATGAGGCGGTCGAGGCAGGCGAGGGCCGAGTCGGGGAAGCCTTGCCGGAGTTTCGCCCATGTGTGCGCTTCGACGTCGGGGATGGTGGGATCGTTGGCGAGGGTGTCGAGGATGGCGTGTTGTTGGCGTGTCCATGCGATCTTCTCGTCGTAGTCGATGACGCGGCAGAGGTACCATCGGGCTTTTTCGAGGTCTTCGACGGGTCGGCCCTTGCTGTGGTAGCGCCAGAGGTATTTGATGGCGTTGCCGAGGCAGAAGCTGGTGTCGGCGGTCAGTTCGATGCACTCCATGCCCGGGTGCGAGCGTGTGTAGTGGTTTGGTGAGTTGACGGGGTCGTTGGCCCATGTGGTGGCGTGCATGCTTACCAGTCCTTTTCGAGTTCCCGGCAGTCGGGGCAGATGGATGACGTGGTGTCGGTGAGCGGTACGCCGCAGATCGCGCAGATGGTCGGATCGTTGGCCGGTTCGGGTCGGTGGGCTGCTTCCAGGAGGCGGCGGATGAGTTCGATGGTCTGCGGGGCGGGGGTTGTGGTGTGGGTGCTCATTGCTTGTCCTTGAGTTCGATGTGTCCCCAGTCGCATGACGCTCCGCCGGAGTCGGAGAAGCATCGGACGGCCGCGCTGCCGTCGGGCAGTTCGTACCAGCGGACGTATCCGGGGTCGGGGTTGTTCACGGTGCCCTGGCCGCCGCCTTTGGGTGTTTCTCCGCATGCCGTGAGCGCGAGGATGGCGAGGATCGCCGTGAGGGTTGCGGGTATTCGTTTGCCGGTGTTCATGATTGGGTTCCTTGGTGTCCGGCTCGCATGATGTCGAGGTAAGCGGTGTAGTCGTTGATGTCCCTGTGGATGCAGTCTTGGACTCGGTGGGTGCCTGCGTGGTTCTGGTAGGGGTCGCGGCCGATGGCTTGGTCGGTGAGGCGCAGGGTGGTGAGGTCGAGTTTTCTGTGGTGGAGTCCTTCGGCGATGGGGTGGTTGAGGTGGCGGCTGAGGTGGACGTCGAGTTGGCGTAGGTCGAAGTCCACGTTGGTTCCTGCGGGGTGGAGTGTGTATTGGCTGAGTTGGTCGTTGAGGAATTCGTGGATGTTGAGCGCGGTGTGCTTGTAGTCGTAGCCGGTCTTGGGTGCTTCGGCGCAGGCGAGCATGAGCCCGTTGGCGAGGTGCATTTCGTAGGCTTTGAGCATTTCGGGGTGGTTGGCCCAGTTGCGCACGTTGTCGGGGTGGACGATCAGGTGCAGGCTGCCGCCTCGGGTTTCGGCTTTCAGGTCGGTGACCTGCATGCCGACTTCCAGGAGTTCGCACTGATTGGGGTCGAGGCCGGTGGTTTCGGTGTCGATCCATAGGAGCATGTGGGGTTTGGCTGGCGGTTTTGGCGGGTTGAGGGGTTTGCCGCTGACGGTGATGTCGTGTTGGGTGTTCATTGGTCGCCTTTCTTGATGTCGATGTGGGTGGGGAGGTCTTCGGGTGGCGGGCAGGGATGGCGGGTGCCGTCCTTGTTGAGCTGCTGCCAGCCGCCTGTGCGGTAGTAGACGGGGATGGTGGCGGGGTCTTTGCCCGTGTGGACGAGGTAGCCGAGCCGGTAGGCGCGTGCGGGGTGGGCGTGTACCCATCCGTGGCATCCTGTGGTGCCGCTGCCGCAGAGTTGGAGCAGGTTTTCGGGTTGGTGGAGCCGGTCGAAGGGGTGGCTTCGCGGTTCCCTGTGGTGGATGCTGTCGCCGCTCCAGTGGCTGCCGGTTTCCCGGTCGCACATGGCGCATCGGTATCGGTCTCGCCTCTGTACGGTTCTGCGGGTCTCGGCTGTTGGCTTGCTGCTCATCGGCTGGCCTTTCGTTGGCATTCGTTGATGATTTCCTTGGCTTTTTGTTCCGGGTCGATGCCGGTTTTGACGCTGGCCCAGAAGTCGGCTCTCATCGCGTCGGTGAAGGTGCCTACGGGCACGTGGTCCCGGATGTGGCCGGTGATCCACCGGTCGTCGATGACGGTGCCGTCGGGCAGTGCGTGCCGGTATGGTTTCGGCTGGCTGGGCATGGTGTCCATGTATGCGCCTTGGCGCAGCCATCGGCTCATGTTGGGCGCGTATCTGGGGTCGTCCACGGTTTTGGCGTAGGCGATGACGGCTCCGATGAGCTGCGCTTCCGTCACGGCGGACGTGCCGTCGTGCCCGGCCACGGCTGCGGCCCACGCTTTCTCGGCTTCCCGTCGCGATCCGGTGTGGCGTGGGTAGGCGTTCCACGCCGTGGCGAACGGGTCGGCCAACGCCCTGGCCTCGGCCTCGGCGACCGACGCGGTTTGCTTCGATCCCGGCCCGGAGGGGTCAGGGGAGGAAGAAGGCATGGTTTTGGTTTGGTTAGGTACGGTAGTGCTTCCTGTTTGCTTTGTTGAAGTTGAAGCAGTCTGCTTCGCGTCTGCTTCGTTTTGCTTCCTGTTTGCTTCGGCTTTCGCCCTGCGGGACTCGCCCGACGCCTTGCCTCCGGCGTGGCCGGCGACGACCTTCTTCTCGTGCAGTTCGGCGGCTTCTTCGGGCGTAAGCGGTTTCTTCTGGTTCTTGAAGCTGCCGAACACGGCGAGGCCGCGACGGGTCACGACCCTGTACACGCCTTCGCCGGCCTCCTCGAAGAGCCCGTTTTCAACGAGTTCGCGCACGAGTCTGACGGTGCCGCCCACGCTTCTGACGCGCTTGAGGTCGAAGGTGCCGTCGAACGAGTCCGGCCGCGTGTATATCTGGTGGTCGCACCACGTCACCATCGTCGCGTACAGTCCGCGCGCGGCCATGCTGCTGTCCTGCACCGCAGGATCGAAACCGAAGGTGCTGTCGAAGTTCACAGACATGGCGCGCCGCCTTCACGACATGCGATAATCGACTTATGAGCAACGACAAGAAGACCCAGCGCTGCATGTGTGTGACGATTGATTTCGAGCAGCTTACGTTCGGTGAGCTGCGCAAGTTCGTCGAACTGACGGCAGATCGTGAGGACGATGAATTTGTGTGCGTCAACGACAATGACGGAGTGCCGGACGGCTTTATGGCGTATGTGGACGCAGAAACCATAGACGTCGTGCCAACCGATGAGACGTCGGAGCGCTGATATCGACCACATCTTTTCCTGAGCCACCCCGTTGCGGGTGGCTTTTTTGTTTGCCTGCTGCATATAAGCCTCTCTCAATGTGTGGTTACTTGATCTCGCCGGTGGTCGGATCGACGGCCTCTCCTCTGTCGGTCTCGTCAGCATCGTCGTCGGGATCGGGATAGTCGGGCGCGCTTTCCTCGAACGTGGCGAGGCTGTCGTGGAGGTTGTCGTACAGGACCGCGCGGCGTGCGTCCTTCGGATAGGTGAGCAGCCGGTTGATGACCTCGGCGCAGTCGATGATGTGCTGCGCGAGCGCGTCCGTGTCGTACACGGCCTCGGTGTACGGGTCGATCTGGTGGAACTTGTCGAGGTAGGCGTCTTTGGTTTCGAGCTGCATCTTGTGGTTGACCGCGCGGCGGAAGTCCACGGCCGCCTGCTTGATCTTCGCGCACGAGCTGTTGAAGTCCAGCAGGCTCAGCGGGCTCATTTCGTCGGGTATGAGCGCGTCCTGGACAAGTCCAGAGTCATTTTTCTTTGCCATGAGGGTGTCCTTTCTAGAATTCCGGGTCGCCGGTGTCGGTGGTGGACGTGTCCGTTGTGTAGCCGCTGCCGCCGTTGGCCCACGGGTCGGACGCCGGCGGCTGAGACGGCGCGGCGGCTGGCCGTGGGCCAACGGGCGGGTTGCCCGCGGGGTTGCCGTAGGTGCTGCCGCCCTGACAGCCGTCGTGGCCGCCCTGTTTCGTGACCTGCGCGGTCGCGTAGCGCAGGCTGGGGCCGATCTCGTCCACGGTCATTTCGACCACGGTGCGGTTGGTGCCGTCCTGCGCCTGATACGAGCGTTGGGAGAGCCGGCCGGTGGCGATGACGCGCATGCCCTTGGACAGCGACTGGGCGCAATGCCCGGCGAGGTCGCGCCAGGCGGAGCAGCGCATGAACAATGACTGGCCGTCCTCGTACTGGTTGGCCTGCCGGTTCCAGACGCGCGGCGTGGAGGCGATGGTGAAGCCGCACACCTGCGTGCCGGTGCCGGTGGTGCGCAGCTCGGGGTCTGCGGTCAGGTTGCCGACGATCGTGAGGATGGTTTCGCCGGCCACTAGTCCTCGTCCTCCATGTCCTCGATCCAGTCGCCGACGAACGTGGCGAGGACGTGCGCGTCCTTGGCTGCGCTGCTCGCGATGCCCCATGCCACGTCTTCGCGACGGTTGTGGCAGTGCAGGGCGAGGTCGGCGAGCGCCGCATAGGCCATGTCGGCCACGTCGCGCATGTGCTCCAGCTCGTCAAGCTCGCCGGCGTCATCCGGGCCGTCGTCCTCTTCCTCGTCGTCTTCGTCGTCGATGACGGTGCCGAGCGGCTTCCGGTCGCTGGAGGCGAACATGTCGGCGAGCGTCTTGCCATTGGGCAGCACAGGTTCGAAGGATATGTAGGCCTTGGCTTTCTCGCTCAATGCGAGGCCGGCTTGGTCGAGCGCCGTGACGAACAGTTTTGCCAGCTCACCGCCGGAGACGGACACGTCGCCCTCGATGAGGCCGTAGAACTTCTCGGCGAGTTTTTCGGCCATTTCCTCGTTGGATGTCATGATGTTCCTTTCCTGATGTCCCGTTTCCATGCCCATTCGCATTCCGCGCCGATGGTCGCCGCGCCTCGGTCGATGACGAACGCGGCGGGCGACGGCATGAGGATGAGGCGCGGGTAGTCGAGCCGTGAATTGCATTCGCAGATCGCGTCCAGCGCCTCGGCGATCAGTTCGCCGGGCGTCATGGTCAGGCCCCGTTCGGTGATGGGCCAGACCATGAGACTGCGGTGGGTGTTCAT